TTCAGCCGATGAGTGGACCGGTTGGTCTCGCATTTGCTCTTCGCTATAAGTATAGCAACTCTAGCATTGATGGAGATAACGGAACCGCATCTAGTGGTACTGGTCCTAGTGTCGCAGGTTCAGTTGCTCAAGGTTCGGGTGGCACGGCTGCTAACACCTTAGGTGAGTTAGGTCACAACAACCTTGATTCAGGGTTTACTGGTGTGTCTGCAACTAGTCTGGCAAGTGCATTAGATACTAACGCCGCTAACCACACAGCAGTATCAGATCAACACTGGTTGTCTGCTGGTTTTGCTGCGTCAGATCAGGGTATCGCTGCCGCTTTATCTGCTTTTGAGCTTGATAAAGCTAGGACAGCTCCTACAGTTGAGTTGAGCTTCGAGAAGACAGCTGTTGAGGCTGGTACTCGTAGGTTGAACGCTCGCTGGTCAGTTGAACTTGAGCAGGATCTTAAGAATATGAATGGTATTGATGTTGACGCTGAGTTGACAAATGCTATGTCATATGAGATTCAAGCTGAGATCGATCGTGAGATGATTATTCGCATGGTTCAAGCCGCAATAGGCGGTGGATTGTCTATCGGATATTCTAAATATGCTGTTTCGGCGGCAGATGGCCGCTGGGCTGGTGAGAGAAACCGTGACTTCTATCAGAAGTTAATCATTGAGGCTAACAGGATGGCGGTTCGCAATCGTCGTGGTGCTGCTAACTTTGTTGTTGCTACACCTAGTGTTTGCGCTATTCTTGAGATGCTTCCTGAGTTCTCCTGGATGACAACAGACGGTAATGTTAACACACAACCGGTTGGTGTCGCTAAGGTTGGTAACGTTGGTGGGCGCTTTAACGTCTATCGCGATACACGTACTGAAGCACAGTACAACTTAGGCGCGGCTGCGAATGTGAGGACTGAGTACGCCTTACTTGGTTACAAAGGACCTGAGTATTATGATACTGGTATCATTTACTGTCCTTATATCCCGGTTATGGTGCAACGGTCAATTGATCCGAACTCCTTCTATCCGAAGGTCGGTATGTTGACTCGATATGGTGTTGTTGATCACCTCTTTGGTGCTTCTAACTATTACCATGTTGTGTTTGTACTTGGTATTGGTTCTAAGTTTGCTAGTGGTGCGTCATCGGCGCAGTCCACAGTATTCCAGTAAGCCGATATATTGTTTATTATCGAAGGGCGCTCGAAAGAGCGCCCTTTTTTTATTGTCTAATGGTCTTAATCCATGGGATAGTTTCATCCCACATCATATCATCAATTAGGTCTATCTTATTAGCTCTAACTGGATTAATGTCCCATCCACCTCTCCTTGCATATAAACACGCAACCATTAATTCCCGCGGGGAGAACCTATCGTACAAGCGTTTATAAATCGTTTCACATATTTCCTCATGGAAGTGGTTTTCGTCTCTAAACGAAACGATATATTCAAGTATCTCTTTTACACCCGGTAACCAATATCCTTCTATATGAATGAATACATCTCCCCAGTCTGGTTGAGATGTAACACGGCAGTTACTTTTAAGCAATGAAGACATTACATTTAGATTATTAGGCTCTGCCATAGATGTATATTTGGTATCAAATATAGAAGGGTCTTCTTTATACTTAGTAATGTTAATATCTGATTTTACGAAGTGTTCTAACCGTACATATTTCTTAGTTGGAATTATTGCTAATGAATTTGGTACAGCATCATATGATTCTAAGAACGGATTAGATACTCCTTTTAAATCTGTATCACAGGAGAATAACTTAACCTTTACTTCTGTTTGTAGCAGCTTACTGAGATCAGCTGCAGCGTGAAATTCAATACCACTTGCTACATCTTCTATCGTTTCACCAAATTTTGTCATATTAAAACTATTCCAATATAACTTCATAGATTTAGATTCGACAATATATTTACTATCACAAGGATACACTACTTTAGCGACAGCGTTAACAGGTAACCCGTTATCCGTTAGTCCTGAAACTTCGTATCCGTTCCAGACATCATATCCTACAAACGGTAGATCTTTATCTTTGATTTTAAGATGCTTACGATTGCTAGATCTAGGCTCTCTTACTAAGAGCTTATCATCATATTCGGATTTATAGGCACTAGTTTTACCTAGATGCTTACTTACGTTTTTGTTATTCAGTTTTGCCATTTGAAATAATTTCTACCATCTTATTATAGCGACTTTCAACACTCCCTTCAAGTACAAAAACATTTGGATACTTGTTTAAGATTAATTCTTCATATAGCTTAATAATCCTATTCCGAAAGCTTTCACTTATAGATCTTTCTCCGTCGTTAATTAGAGCGACATCGTATGGACTAGTATAAAAAATATAATCATACCTTGAAATATACTTGTTTAACATATATGAAAATACTTTATCCGTAAACTCATCTACTTTACCATTCATTCGAAAGTACCTTGTGTAAACAAACCCATCAACAAGACATCTATCTAAAATAGTATCCATATCTGTATTAGAGTATGAAAAAATGTTATTTAGATGATCAGTTAATATTGCGATTTGAGTATCAATATAATTACTGCTATCATCATTTATCTTGAACCCTTGTCTTTTTAGTTTACGAGTAACCTCAGGCACTACATTCCAATGATTTGTACAATCATTCCAATGATTAAGTAATGTAGTCTTACCCGATGACTGAGCTCCAGTAAATGATATTAGCATATTATTTGCCCCATGTACCATTATCGACTATCTGAGCAATTTTGCAATATAAGCTCGAATCTTTCCATGCGTCGAGAATAGGTTCATTGGCAGCTTCGTCAGTACGTTTCTTAATGACGAGGTTAATCAGTCTCTGTACTTTATCATTAACACGGAAGACTAGCCCAGCCTTAGCAACTGCTCTGCCATCCGGTTTAGATAAGTCTTGTCCAACTGATATGTTTGTAGGACCGTAGTCATATTGTTTTCTAATAAAGAGTCTGTACTCTTCTTCGAGAAGTTCCTTTAACATTTCACATGTCTCAGGGTAGTCACTCTCGACCGATGTTTTAATTGTTTCGTAATCTGTCATTTAAAAAATTTATCCAAAGTTTTGTAGATTCAACGTGTAGTGCTTTCTCTAGCTCTTTATATGAATCAAAATTATTATTAATAAGACACTTTTCTACAATAGGACCATCATCGAGTTCGGGGGTTACCTTATGAATAACACACCCGACTCGAATATGGTTTGCTTCCCAAGCTTTCTTTTGTGGATTAAATCCCTTTAAGTCAGGATATAGATGTATTGCTCCTGGATGCCCATTATAAATATTAGATGATTTAGTAAAGTGAGGTGGTAGTATTCTTAGATATCCATGCAAAGTAACAAAGACGTCTTTTCTCCAATGTTCATTTAAAATAGAATAATTTAAAGTATCAGCTGCTCTTGTATAGTCGATCTCTTTCGGCCATTCAGGTAATGTAATTAATTTAGTATTTTCTAATCTTACTCGCTTTACGAGTTCTACATGAGTAGTTTTCTCATCTTGTTTATTAGTTACAACAAGATCAGGCCATCTATCGATAGCTCTAGATATGTTAACTATTTCAGAACCAGTCTGACTAAAAAATGCTACCCACTTCATCGCTTGATAATTTTCTTGAACTGGCTTGTATTGTATCTAATGATTTCTTTTGCGTCATCGTCAGGATCAGCATGAATAAGATCTGCTAATAGTTGACTAGGCTTATGACTGAGACCAAAATCTCCATTATATTGATATCCTAACAATCCTGCGACTACTGGATTAGATGTATCAAGACTTCTAATATTATAAACATTATTATTTACATACCATTTAAATTCTCTTGCGAGTGAAGCACCTAACAAGTGATGTGGTTTTTCCCAATCCCACCAGCCTTCCTCAATAAGCCTTTTTACGAGGTTTTGTCTTCCTGTAGTCTGTCGCATTAATTTTTCATTATCAATTAATCGACTAAATCCTGTTACATTATACATACTGAAGTCAAAACTAATAGCAATATAGTCAGCATGTGCCGACATAAACCTATAGCAATAAACGACATCCGTCCACGTTTTACCTTGAACAGCTCCTATTGTGGCTCCTGGTAACTTCTTATAAGCATCTGTAAACGCTTTAAAATTCTCCATAGTACCATCTGCACATTCTAATACATCGGGTACAATATAATAATTTGGCTTTATTTTTTCACACCATTGTGCATATTTGTCTGAATCAAATGCTTCTTTGAGCTCAAAGATAGAATTATCTAATAAGATTTCTCCTTCTGGTCTTATTGCTCGGTATCGTCCTAGAAACCAGTCTCTATATTCCTGCTCTTCTTCCATTAAATGCACTAAGCAATATTGATAATCATTATATAATACCGATTCTGGAAGTAGGGTAATAGGAGACTCGTGCGATACGTTAATCGTCATACATGTATTATAGCGGTTTCACTATAAAGGTCAAGCAATAAATAATTATATGGCTTTTAGCTTTGATACTTTTGTTAAAGATCAAAAACAATCTGCAATAGATG